TATCAAAACTTCAATGGAAGGTGACTTTGATACTGGTAATGTAAGATACAAAGCTAGAGAGAGATACGTATTCGGATTCTCTGACCCTAGAGGTATCTTCGGATCAAACGCAACGTAATAAATAATTTAAAGGGGCCGCTTTTAAACGGCCCCTTTTTCATATATAAGGTGTGAATATGAAAAACTTCCGTGTACAAATACGAGCATATGGCTACTTTGCAGAATTTAAAATAAGTGCAGAGGATGGTCCTATTTCAATAGAAAATGCTATTATTGACAAACTAGGGAAAAATGATATTATCTGGGAAGATGAAGGGTTTTATACACCCAACAGAAAATACATAACCTACGAGGAGGTTATAGATGGAGAAAATGATGCAACATCTACAAGACCTGTATCACAAGAAAAAAGGTCTGGATCTGGAGTGGGAGCAGGAGCATCTTAAAGAGGGTAGATATACTCTCAATATGGTTAAGATCGATAGAAAAGTTAGAGAAGTAATTAGCCATATAAAACTTGCAGAAGCTCAAAAAGAGCATATGCAAAATAAAATAGAAAGCTCTGAACCACAAGTTTCTGTAGCTACTTAATAAAAAAGCTACATCGTTGAATAAATTCAATTCACATTACAGGCTCTCTTGCGCTCTACTAAAATGTATTGTATAAAAGACACACTATACATTTAATTAGAATACAGACGCGTATAGTCGACGGCCTAGAGACTGTATTCGGTAAACTAGGAGGATATAAATATGGCATCAACTACATTTTCGGGACCTATTAAAGCGGGAACGATTTCAAATACAACAGGTACAACACTTGGTGATAACGTTGCAAACGTTGGTCAAGTAGTAATGACTCAATCATCAGATGTTGCCTTAACTCACGCAACAACTACAGCGACTGCTTTAGGAATTATTATTCCTGCAAACAGTCAAATCATTAATATTGATATTGTAGTAGAACAGTTATTTGCTAACTCTTCTACAACTACAATTGCTGTTGGAAATGCTTCGGGAACTGCAACAAATATTGGAGCAGCTCACAACGTTTCTGCTACAGCAGTTGGACCATTAAAAATGCTACAAGCTTCAGCTGCAGCTTGGCACGATATTGGTACTAGTGATATTGAACTTTTTGGTATCGTTGTTGCTAACTCTGCAACTGCAGGGAAAGCAAGAATTGTTGTTACATACGCACAAAATAATAATTTAACTGCGTTTTAATAATTAATAATTTAGTGTGGGCTTCGGCCCACACATAAATTTTAAGGAGAAAAATTAATGAGTACATATCCAGTAGACGTAAAAGCGGTCCAAAAACATACTGTTGCAACACACACTGTATTTGGGGGACCAGGAAGAATTGTAGGTCTTTATATTAATAAAGAACCTAACCTTGCACAAAGCACGGTTACTTTACAAGATGACAGCACAGATGTAGCAACATTCAAAGTTAGAGCTACTAATAATACTAATGGTGCCGGCATGACAGAGTACATTCAGTTTCCAGGAACAGGTATTAGATGTGCAACAAGTATTAAGATTACAATTGCAAGTGCAGTTACATTTTGTACAGTAATATTTGGCTAGGAGAACTAAATGGCTACCATCACTTTCACAGTAACCGTAGCAACGGGGACAACCCAGTATGGAACCGGTAATAGATATTATATCAACGGTGAGTTAGCTCCTGTCTTATATTTAGATGAGGGTAATACTTACATATTTGATCAGTCTGATTCTTCAAACGCTACTCACCAATTAGCATTTTCTACAAATCCTAATAACTCACCGGCATCACCTTATACAACGGGCGTAACAACCAACGCTGGAGCAAGTGGACCCGGATCAGCAGGAGCAAACACAACAATAGTTGTAGCACCAGTTAAAAAAACAGGAGCCCCTGTCTTATTTTATTATTGTGTAAACCACAGTGGTATGGGTAACGCTGCACAAACTATTTCACCAACTTCTGGTGAAGCAGAATTTAATCCACAAATAGATGAGATTATAGAAGAAGCTTTTGAGAGAACTGGAGTTCAGGGCACTAGAACTGGTTATCAATTGAAATCAGCTAGACGTTCTTTAAATATAATGTTTCAAGAATGGGCAAATAGAGGTGTTCATTTATGGAAAGTAAAACTTGCAAAAGTTCCTTTAGTAGAAGGCCAAGCAGAATATAATTTTGCGTCTGACTCTGCAAATTTTCCCGATGACATAGATTCAGTTTTAGAAGCTTATTACAGAGATAATAGCACTCCCACTGCACCAGAGGATATTGCTCTTACAAAAATAGATAGATCACAATATTCACAGACACCAAACAAATTAGCTAAAGGCACACCATCACAATATTATGTAGAACGAAAATTAAATCCAAGCATATTTTTATACGCAACACCAAGTTCAAGTGTATCAAGCACGACAACTCCAAGTAGTTTTCAATTTTGTTTTTATTATTTAGCTAAAATTCAAGATGCAGGTTCTTATAATTTTACAACAGATATTGTTAATAGATTTTATCCTTGTATGATGTCTGGTCTTGCATATTATTTAAGTCAAAAATATTCTCCAGCTATGAGTCAAGAGTTGGAAAGAAGATATGAAAGTGAATTATTAAGAGCACTTGATGCAGATAATCAAGGCACTTCTACTTTCATTTCACCAGAAACATTTTATGGAGATGGAATATAATGGGTAAATACGCAGCAGGTAAATATGCTTTAGCAATTTCTGACAGATCTGGCATGGTATTTCCATATGATGAAATGGTTAGAGAATGGAATGGATTTTTAGTTCACACTTCAGAATATGAACCAAAACAACCTCAACTACAACCGAAACCAGTTGGTTCTGATCCACAAGCTTTATACAATCCAAGACCACAACCTGCATCAAAAACAAGTTTAATTCTTTTAGATAATAATCCCTTTACATCTGTTATCTATGGTGGAACAACTTATGTAAATGTTTTTTCAAAAGATCATCAAAGAGCAGCAGGTTCTACTGTAAGATTTAGAGGAGCACCTGTTGTAACTGCTGCTGGGCCCGGTGGTGTATTTCCAATTCCAGCTGATCGTAAAAATTTGCAACAATTTGCAACTATTCCAACATTTGATAATGTTAGTGATTTAAATAATACATCTGGTTTTACAATTGCATTAGGACAAATTGATTCTTCAGGAAATGTTACAGGAGCAACAACATCAGATCCTTTAACAGATCCCATAAATTATTTCTATATAACAAGCACTAGTAATGCTACATCAGGTGGCATATCGGGTGGTGGAGCAAACTGTTCAGCAGGCCCAGCAACATTAGAGGTGGTAAACGGATAATGGCATACACTTTAGCTAACTTAAGAACTGATATTAGAAACTATACAGAAGTAGACAATCAAGCGGCAACTGATCCTAATTATGTTCCAACAGTTTTAACTGATGATGTGTTAAAAAGACTAATTATAAATGCCGAATTAAAAATTCACAGAGCAATAGATACGGATCAAAGTGTATTTTATGCAACATCAAATTTAATTATAAACAATAGATATGTAACAATCCCAGGTGATTTAAGATTTATTAGATATGTTCAACTCACCAATTCTGATGGACAACAACACTATTTAGAACAGAGAGATACCAGTTTTATAGCAGAATATTATTCTACTCCTGGCACTAACTCTGTAGATATACCTAAATATTATGCAAACTGGGATGAAGAATTTTGGGTAGTGGCTCCAACTCCTGATAGAACTTATGCGATTACATTAGCTTATGATAAAGAACCAGATACCATAACTACAGGAACACCAAGCACACTTGGCACATATTTATCAAATAAATATTCAGATCTTCTTTTATACGCTTGTTTAGTAAATGCATATGGGTACTTGAAAGGCCCGCAGGATATGTTACAATACTATCAAGCGGCTTATAATGAAGCTATAGAAACGTACGCTCTCGAGCAAATTGGGAACAGACGCAGAGACGAATATCAAGATGGTGAAGTTCGAGCTCAACTTAACGTCAAACCACCATCAAGTTATGGAAAATAAATAGGAGAAAATAAAAATGGCAAACGTAGTACCTTATGCATTCGCACAAGAATTATTAAAAGGCTCACACGACTTTGTAAACAATACTATAAAGTTAGCTTTGTATGAAGCTGGATCAGGAGCGCCTTATACTGTTTCAAGCACAGCTTATAGTTCAGGAACATCCAATCAAGTTGGAACTTCTGGAACTGGTTATACAACTGGTGGAAATACTTTAAATAATCCAGTTGTTGCAAACCAAACAAATGTTGCAACTTTAACTTTTGATCAAACACAGTGGACATCAGCGACTTTTGGTGCAGCTTATGGAGTTATATATAATAATTCAGCGTCTGATAAGTTAGTTGTTGTTTTAGATTTTGGTGGAACAAAATCTTGTTCAAACGGAACATTTACAATCACGTTCCCAAGCACAAGTTCAGGTACACCTGCTGGAACAGACTCGCTTATTAGTATAACATCGTAGTAGGAGAATAAAATGGCTTTGGTTTTAAACGACAGAGTAAAAGAAACTAGTACAACACAAGGCACAGGTGATATTACACTTGCAGGTGCTGTAAGTGGTTTTATAACATTTAATAGTGGTGTTGGAACTTCTAATACAACTTACTATTGTATTTTTGAACAAGGCACGAATAATTTTGAAATAGGTGTGGGAACTCTTTCAGCTTCTACAACTTTACAAAGAACTACGGTCATTACAAATTCTGCCGGCAACACTTCAAAAATTAATTTTAACACAGGTGGTTCAAGCACACTTGATGTATTTTGTACTTTTCCCGCAAATAAAACAATGGATATGGTATTAACAACACAAGGAGATATGCCATACGCATCGGCAGCAAACACACCTGCGCGTCTAGCATTAGGATCAGCTGGACATATTTTACAGGTAAACTCTGGCGGAAATGCTCCCGAGTGGGCAGCATCAACTTCTGTTAGTTCTGGATTCGTGATTGCAATGTCAATCGCACTCTAGTATAAGGATAATTATGGCTCAAAATTTTAAAAACTACATTCAAAGAAATATAGGGACATCAGCAGTAGATCTTTTAGGTGGAGCTACTAACAGTATTGATTGTTTAATTAGTGTAAGATTAGCTAATACTACAACTTCAACAATAAACGTAGAAGTTTATATTGAAAGAGGTGGATCTAATTATTTTTTAATTAAGAATGCGCCCATAGTTAGTGGTGGATCTCTTGAGCTTATTGATGGGGGCAGTAAAATTGTTCTTGCTTCTGGAGATCAACTCTATGCTAAATCAGATACGGCATCATCTTTAGATGTAGTGGTAGGCGCAGTAGATGATATAAGCACGTAAGGAGAATCATGGCCTATTTAGGAAACTCACCGAAACAAAATTTAAATACCATGAACTCTTCACAGTTCAGCGGCGATAATTCAGAAACAAATTTTACACTTTCACAATCTGTTAGTAACACCAACGAAATAGAAGTTTTTGTGGGAAATGTTCGTCAGGACCCTCACTCAGCTTACACAATTTCTGGTGGCACGACTTTAGCTTTTACAGCTGCACCACCAACAGGAACTAATAATATTTATGTAGTTTACATTGGAAAATCTGTAGGTGAAGTTACACCTGGAGAAAATTCAATTGAATTTGGTATGATAAAATCAATCAACGGTGGCTATGAAAACAAAGCATCTATATCATCTAATATTACAGTTGCATCTGGAGATAACATGATGATAGCAGGTCCTGCTTCTTTCACAGGCACAGTAACAGTACAAGGAACATTAACGGTAGTATAATGGGAACAATATTTGTAGATAATATTAAACAACAATCTTCACAAGGCAGTGGTACAATTACTATTGGTGCATCTGGTGAAACAGTCGCTTTAGCATCAGGTGTTTTACAAAGTAATTTAAACTATCCAGCTTTTGATGTATTTTTAAGTGCAGACCAAACAGGACTTACAGATCAAGCGTACAACTTAGTAAAATTTGATTCTGAAAAATTTGATACAGACAACGCTTTCGATACAACAGATGGCCAAAATAGGTTTACAGTTCCTTCTGGTAAAGCAGGAAAATATGTTATTTATGGTGGAATTGAAGCAAACCCAAATGCAGATAATCAAACCGAAGAAGCTATAATAGCGGTTTATAAAAACGGTTCAATATTTAGATTAAGTAGATTTAAAAGTAATAATACATATGGAGCTAGGTATGCACCTATAGTAATTACCACTACTATGGCTTTATCAGTGTCTGATTATGTTCAATTATATTTTTTTGGTTATGATACTAACTCTGCACATAAGTTAATGAATACAAACACCTTTTTCGGTGGATATAGGATAGGAACATAACATGGGAACAATTAAAGCAACAAATATAGAACCAATCGCTGACAACGGCACAGTAACCCTGGGTAGTTCTGGGGATACCATTACTGTATCAACAGGTGTTACAGTTGGTGGTGGTATGTCCAATACACCGGCTTTTAGAGCAACTATGAGTGCAGACCAAACTTGCACTAATGGTAGTTGGAACAAAGCTGCTTTTGACACTGAAGAATATGATACTAATAGTGCTTATGATAACTCTACATACAGGTTTACTTGTCCATCTGGATTTGCAGGAAAATATTTATTCACAGCAGCTTCATGTTTTTACTTAGATGATACTAGAAGAAATGCTGCAAGATTTTATAAAAATGGTTCAGAAATAAATAAAGCTAGAGTTGATGTAGAAAGCGCAAGTTCAAATTCAATAACAACACTAAGATTATCAGCTGTAATAACTTTAGCGGAGTCAGATTACGTTGAATTTTATGTAAGACAAGATAATGGAGACAGTAGAGATTTACAAAGTACTTATGTAGACTTTTCAGGACACAGATTAATAGGAGTATAATGGCAGGAATAATTAAAGTAAATCAGTATCAAGACTTCAATGGTAACACACTATTTACCAGTGATGGTAGTGGTAAACTTACTACGCAGAATTTTAATACACCTATTTTTGAGGCAACAAAATCAGCAACACAAAGTTGTGCACATAATGCAACTACATTAATAACTTTTGATGGCACTAACTTTGATACGGATAGTGCTTTTAATACAACAGATAGCACCTTTGTTGTGCCTACAGGCAAAGCGGGTAAATACTATTTTGCAGGTCAATCAGAATGTCCAGGTGCAGATGCAGGTGAAATAATACAATTACAAATGAACAAAAATGGTAGTATAGTAACAAAAAGCTTAGAAAGACAATACGCAGCAGCAACTAATCAAACTCTAAAAATAAGAACTTCAATGATAGTAGATTTAGCTGTTGGAGACGCTATTGATTTTAGACTTTTTCAAAATTCTGGTGGTGCGCAAAACATAGACCAAACTGAAACATTTTTTAGAGGATTTAGAATAGGGAGTTAATTATGGCATTAAGTAAAATAGATGTAGCAAATATGTTAACAGGAACAGCACCAGTTGCTAATGGTGGAACTGGTGTAACAAGTGTTGATGCGATTGGTAATTTAGTTAAAATATCTTCTCAAACAATTTCTGATGGTACAGCATCAGTAGAATTTACATCTGGAATAGATAGTACTTATAGAATTCATATTTTTAGATATAATGCTATTGATAGTGGAGGTGGAAATACAGAACTTACTTTTGCACCTAGCACTAATAATGATGGAACAGGTTATGGTATTGCTACAACATCTAGTTTTGCAAGTGCTTACTCACAAGAAGGTGGCACATCTTCTGCATTTCAAAATGAAGGTAGTTACGATAGCCATAATGATGCTGGTAATATTCCTTTATCAAGGGCAAATGGAACTGGAAGTGATGAAATTCAATCTATGGATATGACTTGTTATGATTGGGCAAATACTACTCATGTTAAGCCTTTTAGAGCTGTAAGTGTTGGACATCATCAAGCAGATTATTCAATAATGAATTTTGTTGGTGGTTTTGTAAACACAACATCAGCAATTCAATCAATCCGATTTAAATTAAATAGTGGCACTTTAAATGGTGGAGTTATCACATTATATGGAGTTAGAACATAATGTTTAAATTAGTTAATGGAATTAAAGTAAATTTAACATCAGAAGAAATAGCTGCTAGACAAGCAGAGGAAACTGCATGGAACAATGGTGCATTTGATAGAGCTATGCAACAATTAAGAACTAAAAGAAACAGACTTATTGCTGAAACAGATTACTTAGCATTATCAGACCAAACATTATCTGCTGATATGAATACTTACAGACAAGAATTAAGAGATATAACTAATGGACTTACAACAGTTGAGGAAGTGAACGCTGTTGTATTTCCGACAAAACCGTAATATAAAGAATAAGGAGGAAAAACTATGGCATCACTATCAAGCAAGGTCAAAACATATTTGGCTAATAACGGAGTTAACGAAGTTGACTTCGCGATAGACGTTTTGCTTCAGGATGATTCGAACGGAAAGGGCCCATACATCAAAAGTTGGAATGTATCAGGTGTAGCTCAACCGACATCGGAACAACTGGACGCTGTAGATTCTGCTGCTGATCTCGAAGAGAGACAAAATGCAGTAAGAGCTACAAGACGAAACGCCTATGGGAATATTGGTGATCAACTCGACATGCAATACCACGATTCAGTGGACGGCACTTCTACATGGAAGGACCACGTTGCAAAGGTCAAGACTGACAATCCAATCCCAACTGAATAAGGAGGTAATACAAATTGGCTTACGTAGGAAAAGCTCCCAGCACGGGACGATATAGTATACTAGATGATATCAGTAGTTCATTTACTGGTTCAACCCCGGGTCCGTTTAACTTAACGGTCAATGGGACTGCTATATCTCCAGGTAACGAAGCTAATTGTATTATCTCTATTTCAGGAGTTATCCAAGAACCGCAAGACGCATATCTCATAACTGGATCACAAATTACTTTTACATCAAACCCTGCATCGTCAGATACGTTTTTTGGAACTGTGCTAGGTGATACTTTTGATATTGGAACTCCAACAGATTCAACAGTGAGTGCATCAAGTTTATCTTCAACATTTTTTGTAAAGAACAGTCAAACGTTTACAAGTATATCTATGGCAGGTTCTACTAACGGAGCGTTAGTTGGCCCTGTTACAGTTTCAGGTACAGTGACTATACCATCAGGGAGTACATTTGTAATTTTATAATGAGTAAGTTAGAGACAAATACAATTGATACAGTATCAGGAACAACTAATTTAACTATTGGTTCTACTAATACGTCTACAATTACTATGCCTAGTGGAGCTACTAGTGGTCAAAATTACCCTGGCTTTCATGTTTTTTTAGATACAGACCAAACTGTAAGTAGTGCAACAGGAACAAAAATTACTTTTGACACAGTTGTTTATGATAGCGCGAGTTGTTGGGACGCAACAAATTATCGTTGGACACCTAACAAATCAGGTAAATACATGATTTATGGACAAGCATATGCTACTGGCACCACTAATACTGTCGATAGAGCTTACGTTTATTTATATAAAAATAGTTCAACCATTGTAACTTTACAACAATTATATGGAAATAGTGTAGACGAAGGAACTGTTTGGTCACCAAGTTTTCAAATTGTACATGAGCTTAATGGTACAAGTGACTTTATTGAAATGTGGGGTTTTATAGAAGTTGCATCAGGCACACCAAGATTTGATGCAAATGCAGGTCAACAGAGAGTTTGTTTTGGAGCATATAGGTTAGGAGCATAATGGCAAACGGAATTTTAAAAGTAGGTGAAATAACAACTAGCTCTGGATCTGGTAATATTACTATTGGATCAGGTGTTACGTTAAATTCTAATACACCTGCTTTTCGTTTAAGATTAAGTGCAAATCAATCTATCCCGTCATCAACATATACAAAACTAGCCTTAGATTTAGAAGTATGGGATACTGATAATGCTTGGGACACAACTAACTATCGTTTTACAACTCCAACAGGAGCTGCAGGTAAATATCAATTTAGCTATAAAATATTTTATGATGATTTAGATGATGGTGAATTTGGTGCTGTAAGATTTTATAAAAATGGAACAGGGATAGCAGAAACATACAATCAAATTTTTTCTCCAAAGTCTACAGGAAACATGATGCTTTCAGGAACAGAAACTGTTTCATTAATTGCAGGAGATTATTTAGAATTATTTGTGTATCATGACGAAAGTTCTGCTATAGACATAAGAGAAGCATTTTCATTTTTTGAAGGAATAAGAGTAGGAGCATAGTATGAGTAGTATTTTAAAAGTAGACCAGCTTCAGGATTCAGGAGGAAACAACCTAGTCACATCAAACGGTAGTGGTGTAATTACTGCTGCAGGGTTTGGTAAGATTGGACAAGTTGTTTCAGCAAGCCATTCAACTGCAGTTACAAACACTACAGGTACTTATGCTGATACTGGCCTAACAGCTTCAATTACGCCAAGTAGCTCAAGCAGTAAAATTTTAATTTTAGTTAATCAATCTTTTTTACTTCAAGACAGTGGAGGAGGTTCAGCAGGCGCGGATATTAGATTAATGAGAGATAGCACCGCCATTGTTGGTAATCAACAAAGATATCAAATTTATATTCAATCAACAGGTTCAACAAATGAAGCTCAATACAACAGATACACTATAAGTATAGCAGATGAGCCCGCAACCTCGAGTTCTGTTGTATATAAAACACAATCAGCTAGATATACAGGCAGTGATTATATTACAACTTCTCCAGATAGTTTTGGAGCAACAATCACTCTAATGGAGATTTTACCATAAAATTAAGGAGGAAAATATGATAGATATATCACAAGCAATACAAGGTCTTGACCAAGATGCTCAATTCGTAGTTAATGGTTCGCCATCAAACGAAGCTGAGTATCAAGCACAAGTAAAGTATGTAACAGGAGCTGACGAAAATGGCTCTGCTATATTTTCCGACACTCAACCATGGACATGGGCACAAGTGTCTGCTAAACAAGCAGAACTGCAAGCAGACTACGATGCTAAACAGTATCAAAGAGATAGGGCTGCGGAATACCCAGAACTTGGTGAACAGTTAGATAAGTTGTACCACGATATAAATAATGGTACACTAACTACGAGTGGCGGATTCTTTACAGCTTTAGATGCAGTTAAGACTAAATATCCGAAGGAGTAATATAAGTGGCAATAACTAGACTAGGACCAAATCAATCAGTAAACTTAGCAAGCAATGTTACAGGAACATTGCCATCTGGTAATTTACCTAATGGAAGTGTTATACAAGTTATTAGAAGTTATGTAGCAGACAGTGCTTATGTTCAAACGACATCTACCTCTTTAGTTGCTTCTGGTATTCAAGCTAGTATTACACCAACGGAAACAGGTAATTTAATTCTTATAGATTTTGTATCTACAATGGCAAACGCTTCTTCGAATATTGGTAGGTCAAGAATGTATCAAAAAATTGGTAGTGGAAGTTTTGCTCAAATGACTGGTGCATCTAATTATCATATAGGTTATATATCATACGCAACCAACAGATATTCACCACAAACTGGTAGTTACTCTTACACAGCAACAAGCACAGACCAGCTTACTTTTGAGCCTTATATTGAATCACCATCAGGTGGAACTTTTTCATTTGTTCATGTAGATGCTTCTTATTCTTTAACACTTACAGAAGTAAAACAATAAGGGGCTAAGACTAATGCTCTTCGGAACTGCCTCATTTGCCGAAACGCCTTTTTCATCGTTACCTACCGATGGTAATGTAACACTCGTATCTCAAGGAAATAGCTTAACTGTTTCTATAGGACCAGTCTCGGTTGCAGCAAATGCAGTTACACAAGTTCCTAACCCAAATCCATTAACACTTGGTATTGGAACAGTAACAATAGTTGGTACAGCAAATCTTACAGCACCAAAAACACCGCTAACTTTAGGAACGGGGAACGTTACAGTGTCAGCAGACGCGAATGTTACAGCGTCTGGAAATAACTTGATTATAAATAGTGGATCTGTTACTATTGTTGGAACCGCGTCTATAACAGCACCGGCTACCGCCATGACTTTAAGAACTGGTGAAGTAGGTGTTATTGCGTGGAATGAAATTATACCAGGAGCAACAATGGTTTGGACACCAATTAAACCTTACGGATAGCATATGGCATCAACATTTTCAACAGATTTAGCATTAGAGTTAGTAACAACCGGTGAAAAAGCTGGTTTATGGGGCACAATCACTAATACTAATTTACAAATATTACAACAATCAACATCAGGTGTAGCCGATGTACCAATGACATCTGGATCAGATGTTACACTACTTTTATCAGATGGTGCTACATCTAATGGTAAAAATATTTATTTAAAACTTACTGGTCAAATGGCTGGTAATAATAGTTTAATTATTCCTGCATCTACAACAGGAGGCACAGCTACTAGAGTTTATATTGTTCAGGATGCTACAGATAGAACTACAGCAAATAAATATACGTTAAGTATTAAAACAGCAGGATCTTCAAATCCAATACCAGTTCCTGTTGGAGCCACGATGTTAATTCATTCTGATGGGACGGATGCAAGATTAGATATTTTACAAAAAGGTAATTTTGCAATTTCATCTAGTTCCATTACTGCATACACTGCGGTGCCTGGAGACAATTTGTTAATAGATACATATAATGCTGAAGTTACAATTACACTACCAGCATCACCAACCATGGGTGATGAAGTAAGTATCATGGATGTATCCGCATCTGGAGGATTTGGTTCAAACAAAGTAACTGTAAATAGAAATGGTTCTAATATTAGAGGAGCTGCATCTAATATAGAATTAACCACTAATAATCAATCCATTAAGTTAAGATTTACAAACGCAACCAAAGGTTGGCAATACGTATACAACCAAACATCATAGGAGTAAAAAATGCCGCTTACGAAAATTAAGTTTGCTCCTGGAATTGACAAACAAGATACATCGGTTGGAGCAGAAGGTCGTTGGGTAGATTCAGACAATGTAAGGTTTAGATATGGCCTACCAGAAAAAGTAGGTGGTTGGTCTTCTCTTTTGACAGATACAATCGTAGGTGTAGCACGAAAACAACACGCATTTGTAGACACAGAAGGTAACCGATATGTGGCTATTGGTACAGATAAATTTTTACTTATATATTTTGAAGGTCAGTTATTTGATGTAACACCTATAAAAGCTACAGTTGGTTCTGTTGTTATGTCTTGTGGAGATGCAAGTTTTGATGTGACATTAACTTTTTCATCAGACCACAATTTAGAATCTGGAGATATAATATTATTAGATAATGTATCAGTTCCAAATCCAAGTGGAACAGGTTTAACTAATGCTGCATTTGAAGATAAGTTATTTCAAGTTACAAGAGTT